CGCTTCGGTCTTGAACGCTTCTGCATTTGTCTCTGCAGTCTTTGCCGTGTTCGCGGATGCTTCTGCCTTATCTGCATTCTGCTTTGCCTTCTCGGCATTGGCATTCGATTCATTCTTTAAGGCCAGCACTTCTCCCTTAATTGTACTTGCCCCAGTCTTTGCGGATACAGCTTCATTCTTTGCGTTTACTGCGTCGGTCTTAGCTGTAGTAGCTTCGTTCTTTAAAGCCGTAACCGCTTCTTTGATTTTTGTGCCCTCTGTAATGGCGCTGTTCTTAGATGCTTCTGCAGCGCTTGCGTGTTGCTCTGCTTCTGTCTTTGCAGAAACAGCTTCGTTCTTCATGGTTGTAATTTCCTGCTTGTCCGCTAAAACACTATCCTTATATCCCTTTGTTTCTTTGGAAAGCGCAACGATCTTCTCCTCTTCCGCAATGATATTTGCAAGAGAAGCATTTCTCTTTCCTTCTGCCTCTTCTCTCTTTTCTTCTGCGCTAACTCTTTTCTTCTCTGCTTCTACTCTCGCTGACTCTCCCTCTCCCACCTTGTCGAACTTCTTTTCTAGCTGTTCCAACTCGGAAAGAGTATTTGAGGGAATCTCTGCATTCCCTAACGACTTTTCAATATACACAGCACCGGGATAAGACTTCCAACGGCAAGACCCTGTCTCGTCGAATGCGTCAAGCTGTAAGAAAGCCGTTCCCGCATTTCTTAAAGTCACAGACGAAATAAGCCATCTAAGAATGATAGCATTATCCGTAACTACCTTTTCAAGGTCGCTTCGGTCAATATCCCGCACTCCTGCATAGCGAATATTCAGCTTAAACAAGAGATTTGCAAGGTCTACCCCGTCCCCCGATACCCTGTCGATATGGAACTCCCTTACCGTGGAATCCGCTTCGCCTACTGCTCCGATGCTCTGCTCCTCTGCAGGAATAAACAGCGTCTTACTTCTTACTTTAATCATATGTACCCCTTTCATGGTAAATAAAAAGGAGCGATGAGTTCCCCCACCGCCCCAAAAACGACCCTTACTCTTTATAAGCCATTGCGTCGGAATACCTTACAGCGTCTGTTTCCTGCTGAATCGCATTCCTTACTACCTCGGCAAACTCGGCGGGAATTTCTACTTCTTTTCCTCTTTCGATATTCATAGACCGCCCATTTACACATACATATAAAGGACGCTTATGCGTATCGACATAGGGAAGAAATACCTTCTCTGACTTCGCCGTTTCTACCACTTCTGTATTTACCACTTCTGTATTTACTGCTTCTGTATTTACCGCTTCTGTCTTAGCCATATATACCCCCTTAGTTTGCTTCATGCTCGTTGTAGAAGGATCCTGTTTCGATACGAACCATATACTGGTTTGTAAGGATTGCTACAGCCTTAAGAGCCTTCCAGCCTACAGTTGCTCTCTGATTCAACGGGTCAGACGCACCGGAAGAACCTAACTGCTTTACGATAGTCTCCAAGCCCTCGCCCTCTAACGCTGTCACTGCGAAAGCATCTTTCCCAATGATTAATGAAGAGTACACATCAATGGATCCTGCTCCTGCATTAATCCACTTCTTCGCTTCGGATGTCTCGTAGAACTCTACGCCGGACAGGTCAAAAAGATAGCCGTTCTTAAAAGTGGAATTATCCGTATAACGGAACAAGTCTTTGTAATCAGGATTCTGCTGAAGGTCGAAAGCTACATCCTGTGAAATGATACCGATATACTTTCCGTTGATTCTCGGAGCGTTTCTCTTCTTCAAGGTTCTTACCGCCATAGCGATAGCCTTCGGTGTCAAGGTCATTGCTGCGGTCAGCGCTGTACGAGAAGAAACCTGTCCTTCTGCGTACTGAACATTTGTTCCCGCATTCACTACTTCTCTTGTAACCGTATCAAGCGTTCTTCCTGCTTGGTCGCCAAGCTTCTCCTGCGCTTCCAAAACATGATTATCAATTGCGGTCATCTCGAGAAGGTCGGAAAGTGCTACATAGTCGCCGTACTGCTTAAGTGCAGTGGTAACCGTGAACATGTCAAGCTTCTTTCCTGTCGGCGTCTGTCCCTCGGTTAAAGGATTCAGTGCCTTTGCAAGCGGTTCAAATCCTCTAAACTCCATCGTCTTACCGTGGTTCTTCGGAATATTTACCTTCTTACCGAACTGATCATGAATGAGTGAAGGACCAACCAAACGAATAAGGTTCTTGTCGTAGAAAACCTTATTGTTGGAAGGACTCAAGTCATTGTCAGTTGCCGTGCTTGTGGTAAGGTTCATCGGTGTAGGATCCGGGAACTGCAGAATCTCTAAAAACAATCCCTTTACTCTCTTTAATAAATTTTCCATAATCTCCTCTTTTCTGTAGCTAGAGGATGACTCTTTCTCCCCCTGCTACTCTCTTAATAATGTCTTCAATCTCTTTGTTACTCATCTTCCCTAGGTCGCTACCGACCGGGGATAAGGCGGTCTTTCCTGTAGCGGATTCTTTCACATCGCCTTGACCAACCTTGATTTGTCTTGCTGTGTCCATTGCGGTTTGCTTCTTTACCGCTTGCGCTGTCTTATCCATAATCTCGTGCATATGGATAGCCTCATACGCCTGCAGCATTGTCCACCCTTGCGAAAGCAGAGTAGTAAAGCGTTCCCCTGTCTCTTCGTTAAGCATTTCCTCCTGCTCGTCAAAGTCGGGGTAGATTGCTTTTACTTCGGGAACTTGCGCATCCCACATCGCATACATTTCCTGCCGTCTCGCTTCTTCCTGCATGGCTCTTTGCTCTCCAAGGAGCGCGCGATTTTTCGCTTCCATTTCCTGCATTCTGCGATAGGCGTCTACTGTCATGCCCGCTTGGCTTGCGGCTTCGGTGAAAAGGTCTGACTTGCCTTGCAAGTACATAAAAAGGGAATTCGCGTCACCGTCCTGCGGTGCGTCCGGGAATGCACTTCGTACCAAGTTAGACAAGTTGTCAAGCGCTTGGCTTCTCTCTCTTAAGCCCTCATAGTCTTTAAAGCGTCTAGTGATTTGGCTCTGAATTGCTTTGTCATACTGCGCCTTTAAGTCTGCATCCTCTTTTAAGAGTGCTTTAAGGTCTTTCTTCGGAATCGGTGCTTCTTCGGGGATGTCTTTCTTCTCTTCCTCTTTCGCTACCTCTTCCGTGCCTTCTGCCTGTGCCTGCGCTTCTCCTTCTCCGTCTCCATCAAACTGCAAAGGGTGTAAATACAATTTTTCCATTTCTTTTCCTTTCTGCTCAATCTCGGTGAGTGTGCCGATACTTAGGTCTTTCCCTAGCGTCTATACATTTGTTTTAACAAACATTTATTCTTTATTCACACGCAATAAGGATACTTTTTTCAAATTGCTGTTTCACTATCTCTAAGCCCCCCATGCAGAGGGAAAAGTAGGACTTTATCTTTTCTCTTTCTTCCGGCACAAAAGCCCGCAAATCCACCAAAAGAGAAAACTCTCCGTGACTGGCCATGTAATCCACTCCGCTTCTTCTTTTCTTTTCCGATAGATCCAAGACGGAAAGTGCCAAAGCCTGCGTAAGGATTGAAACCTTACTACAGGCGTATGCCGTGCCCTCTTCCTCCCTCTGTGCGTGTCCGCTTGCAGATAGCTTTATCTCCTTCGGGCTTTCCTTAAATCGAATTTCTATCATACGCTTGCCCTCTCTCTTGCTTCTTCTCGTGCCTTGTCAGCCTGTGAAGTTCCTGTGCTTCGCTTTGCTTCTCCAAGCTGATTTACTTCCACGCTTCCGTCGTCTTCGACTCTTCCGGGCATTGCCTGCGTGTCTTCCGGTGGGAACATCTCCGCTATACGGGTGTCTCCCGTTGTTTCCGCTACGATACCGCCCAATCCTTGCAGTAATTGCTTCATCTGCAAATTCTCCTGCAGTAGAGTTTGATTCTCTGAAACACTCTGTATAATCTCTTCTTTTTGGTCAAAGTCCATCATCTTAAGCATGCCTAGCGTCTGATCCGCTAACTGCGGATTGAATACGCCTAACTGAAAAAGCTCTTTAGCAAATTCGTTCTGCGCCACTCTTGAATAGGGACTGGACTTCTCTGCTCCTACCGATATGTCATAGATAGGTTTATGCCCGCCCATGTACTTCCCTATGGACTGGTCGAATGCCGAGTTTGGCAACAGCTCCGCCATAGAATCGCTTGCCATCGGGGAATCCTTGGAAATTCCGACCATAGCATAGTAGTTTTCGTTATTTAAGATAATTCTGTAAGTTCTAGGCACGCTGTAAAACTGCTGCATGCGGCTGATTACCATTGTGATTAGTGACTTAAAAGCGTCGTAAGAAACGAGGTTCATCGTCCTGGAGGTCTTACTTGACGCTTCTTGTAATGCGGCAATGGCTGACGCCGCCGTTACTCCTCCGCTTGTTGTGCCCTGTGAAAAATCACGATTGCCCGAATTTTCCTTTAATTCCTCCTTCGTGTTCTCCAAAATCTGCGCATAGATAGCAGGCAAAGGATTTACTTCCAAGGGAAGAATGCCGTCCGGGTTTCCCTCGTAGTGAACAAGTAATTTGTTGTAGTCGCTGAATTCCTCCTCATTTACCTGTGTAGTTTCCCTTACAAGCCTTCGAGGGCGGGCGTTTGCAAGAACATTCTGAATCAAGGCTTTATTCATCTTGTCGATGAATTCCTGCGGCTCTCGGATAATATCAATCATGCCAAAGCCTACAGGTGTGTCCTTTATCGGGTACATCACATCAAAGACAAAAGGATATTGCCCGTCTTCGTACCAACCTTCGGACTTTGTCGGGTCATTTTCAGAGGCGTAAAGCAATTTTCCATCACAGAACTTCGCATAGTGTAGTACCGTCTTCGGGAACACTTGTCCGCCAATCTCTACCGATACCGTCTTTTTGTAGTACCAGTCATAGACAATCACTTTCTCATCCGCTCTTGATACTTCGGTGTCGCTGTAGTGGGATAAGTCAGCATTGTATGATCCTGCAAGGTCGGAAAGCTTATCCGGATACAGCACCTTCATAGTCTCTACATCCGACTCCGTAAGGATAAAGATTTCTTTACTGTCTTGGATGTCCTCGATGTTCGGCTCCCATCTCATATTTAAGATGTCGATTCGCTTAATT